CTATGGAGGAGGCGGAGGCAGTTCACAATATGGCGGCGGCGGCGGTGGCGGTGCTATATATGTAGGTCCTGTCACTGCTTCAACGGGGTATGCTGTAACTGTTGGTGCTGCCGGTAGCGCTGGACCTGGTGGTGGTGCTGGCGGTGCAGGTGTAGTCATCGTAGAATTTTAAGAATTAATTAAACAAGGAAATAAATTATGAGTTCAGTAGTCATAGCAGGAAATACATCGGGATCAGTTACACTAGACGCCCCAGCGGTCGCGGGTACAACGGTGTTAACGCTGCCAGCCGTATCGGGAACTGTAGTTACAACAGCGACAACCACAGGTATAAGTGGTTCAGCGATTACAACAGGTACAGTCGGCGTATCAGTCGGTGGTACAGGAGCTAATACTCTAACAGCCAACAACGTCATCTTAGGTAACGGAACTTCCGCGGTTCAATTCGTAGCACCAGGTTCAAACGGAAACCTACTCACATCTAATGGCACTACATGGACTTCTGCTGCAGCTCCAGCTGGCGGGTTTTCTAACATGACTGTATATACTTCACCTGGTACATTTACTACACCTGCAAGTACAACTAAAATTAAAGTTACTGTTGTTGGCGCTGGGGGAGGTACTAGTGGAGTAAATGCTTATGGTGGTGGAGGCGGCGGAGGTTCTATATATGTAGGCCCAGTAAGCGCTTCGACAGGTTATGCTGTGACTGTTGGTGCTGGCTCTGCAGGAGGTACAGGCGGTACTTCTTCATTTGGTTCTTTAGCTAGTGCTACAGGAGGAGGAGCAGGAACTGGAGGCCCAACAGGTGCTGCAGGTGCGGGCGGAGTAGGTTCATCAGGTACATTAAATATAACTGGAGGAACAGCACAATTCGGCTCTGGCTCTACAGGAGGAGATTCTTTATTAGGTAATAATGCAGGTAGAACATCTGGTAATCAAGCTCCTACTGGATTATTATATGGTAGTGGTTCAGGTGGTAATGGTAATCCCTCTTCACCTGCTGCAGGTGGCGGTGGCGTAGTCGTCGTAGAATACTAATTTTTTAAAGTAATAAATAAGGAGAAACAAAATGGCAAAGAAAGCATTAATATCAACAGTAGAACCTAGAGAATCAGGTTACAGAGTAGCTCAAGTAGAAGATGCTGCAAACGTTTTTGAAGTAGGCTCTGGCCTTATGTGGGTAGACTGTGCAGACAATGTAGTAGCAGATCAATTCTGGTATGACCCAAGTGACGAGCTTATCAAAGCAAACCCAGTTGTGGTTGTAGAAGAACCAGCTGCGCCTACTAAAGAAGAACTGTTAGCTCAGCTTCAAGCATTACAAGCACAAATTACAGCGTTATAATATTTATTTTTAGGAGTTAGATATGTCATTCATTATTAACGGTACTTCTGGCGCCACATTCCCAGATTCAACTACGCAAGCAACGGGCGTCCCTTCTCCTGGTACAGCTGGTAATGTTTTAACTTCTAATGGTACTATATGGACATCTGCTGCCGCAGCAGCGTTTGACTCAGGTACTAGAATGTCATTCCAACAAACAGCAGCTCCAACAGGTTGGACTAAAGATACATCAGCAGCAATCAATGATTCTATATTAAGATTTGTAACAGGTTCAGCATCCAGTGGGGGTTCAATAGCTTTTAGCACATGGGCAGCGCAAACAGCTGACGGCGCAACAACGCTTACTACGCCACAAATTCCAAGCCATTCACATACTATACTCCCAATAGGAGGAGCTCAACCAAGTCCATCGATTAATTCTCCAGGTCAAAGCACTGTACCGACTCAAATATCTACCCAAGCAACTGGTGGTAGCGGTTCACATACCCACTCATTATCTCAATCACTTAAATATTATGATTTTATCATAGCAAGTAAAAACTAGTGGCTAAAGATGCTAAGATTATTTGCCCTTTGATGGGTGGGGAACCTTGTGTAGAAGATGGGTCAATCAGAAATGGTGAATTAGTAAGTTGTAGATTTTGGGTTTATGTACACGGTAAAAACCCACAAACGGGGGAAGATGTACGAAATGGCGACTGTGCTATGGCCTGGACACCTATGTTATTAATTGAAAATAGCAAAGTAAATAGAGAAACAGGTGCCGCAGTGGAGTCATTTAGAAATGAAATGGTAAAATCTAATGAAGCAAGTCAACAGATTTTAATAAACGCGGTAAAAATAAATACAAATAATTTAATTGAAGTGAAAGACTCGCAATAAATAAGGAGAAATAAAATGCAATTAACAATTATACCTATAGATGGAAATGTAATAAAAGATAAAATGGGATATATAAATCTTGACTTATCTTCTTGCGGAATTCCTTCTAATGTAAGAGCCCTACAATGGCAAGAAACATCAGGTTGGTTAGAGTTTTGGGATCAACCAAATGAAAATATTACTGTTTTACCATCATGGACTGATTGTTGTTTAGCAGTATGGACAGTAGCTAATACTCCGGTCCCACCATCACCTCCTACAGCAGAAGAAAATAAACAAACAGCTATTGGGCTATTACAGCAAACTGACTGGACACAAATTCCAAGTGTTAGTGACCCAGCTTTAAGTAATCCATATCTTGCAAATAAAAATGCATTTGATATTTATAGAAATTCTGTCAGGCAATATGCACTTAACCCTGTAGCAGGGAATATTACATGGCCTACTATGCCTGAAGAAGTTTGGACTACTGTATAAAAAGTGAGTATTGGCGCAATTCGTTTCAAGGCCAAGAATATGGCCAAGTATTTTTACACTATATGCGCGGTCGTAAAAAAATTGCATATACTATTTTGATAAGTTTAAAAAATAAATGATTATAGAATTACCTAATTATTTAAGTTTAGATATGGTAGAAGAAATAAGGGCGTCTGTTAAGCCTTATATAAATACTAATAAACTAACTACATATAATAGAGACGGAAACACAGTAAATTTAAGTGAAATAGATACACTTAAAAATTTAGATACTAAATTACACGATATATTTTTAAATTTACAAAATAATGTAATAAAACACAGATATAAACCTCAAGGGCCTTCCGGAGATTCTGGGTACGAGTATCATATATATAATCCAGGGGATATATGTCATTATCATTCAGATGGAGAAATTGATAACAACGGGTTTATAAGATATGCATCAGTTACGGTACATTTAAATACAGTAAAAGAAGGCGGAGAATTAATATTTCCTGAACAAAATAAAACTATAAAAACAGAAGTAGGTAAAATAGTAGTTTTTCCACCATATGGTACGTTTGGGCATTATACTACTCCTTCAAGTGAACCAAGAGAGGTACTAGTTAGTTGGTTTATATACACAGATAAAAGAGTAATAAACAATGGAATATAATAACCTAAAAGATTATATATATGTAGTCAAAAATGCATTAAGTGTAAATTTGTGTGATGAAATATTAGATGAATTTAAAAATAGCGATGAGTGGCAGGATACCGTTATAGGGTCGGGAGTGGTACAAAAAAATATAAGAAATTGTCAATTATTAACCATGTCTTATTCACATATTATACAAAAAAATAGTGAAGTAAGACATAAATTAGATAATGCTATATTTGATGGCGCTGCTAAATGCATTCAAGAATATAATAATAAATTTTCCTATTGTAGAATTGAAGAAGATAGTGGGTATGAGTTATTAAAATATGAAGAAGGGTGTTTTTATATTGAACATACTGATTCGTTTAAAGGTAGACCAAGAGCTGTATCTTGTTCGTTTATATTAAATGATAATTTTGAAGGCGGAGAGTTTGCATTTTTTAATAGAGAAATAAAATATAAATTAGAAAAAGGTGACGCTTTATTATTCCCTTCTAATTTTATGTATCCACACGAAGTAATGCCTGTAACAAAAGGTACTAGGTACTCAATAATTACTTGGTTTATATAGGGAATCTATGAAAATATTAATTGGAATTTTAATCACACTTTGTTTACTTGTTTGCATACACCAAGCTCACGCAGAAACCACGACAATTAATCAAAAAGGAATGCCAGTACCTAGTGCTATGGCGCCTTCCATGTCTGCGTTTTCACAAGATGTTTGTGCAGTACCTATTAGTGCAGCGGGTAATTTAGGTTTTATATCTTTATCAGGTGGTACTGTATTACTTGATGAGAACTGTGTAAAAATTAAGTTAGCAAAAACCCTAAACGATTTAGGACTTAAAGTAGCTGCGGTATCGGTGCTATGTCAAGATCCTAAAGTATGGGACGCCATGGAGATGAGTGGTTCACCTTGTCCTATGGGTGGCGCTGTAGGCTTTACAGCTAAGAAGGCTTGGTATGAAAAAGACCCTGAAAAGTTTAGAAAATTATATGGCCCGAATTACACTCTTCCTACTCCTTCTAATACTAAGGAATAACGCATATGCAGCTTGTTACGCAAGTTCTTGGACGTCTTATGGACCAGTGTTTGACAGTTTATACGTTAATCAAGGGACTACTCTTGCTGCTTGCCAGCAAATTGCGTGTCAGTATTACCCAGGTATACCAGAGTGTGGCCAATTTACAGCTCCTCAACCATCTTGCCAAAGTCAAACAGAGTATCAATCACTTAGTTGCCAACCTCATTATTCAGGTGCTATTAATCAAAGTAGGACTTATGAATGTTCTACACAGGCTTGGACAGGCTGGACAACAACTTCTGATAATTGTACGCCAGACCCTCCAACGTGTATTGAATCTATTGAAACGAGGACGCTAACATGTCAAGCTGGCTTCGAGGGTTATTCACAAGAACAAAGAGCTTCGATATGCTCAGATCCGTATGGTTCGCCAACTTGGACTGCATGGTCGGAATTATTCAATACTTGCAAGATGACGTCGACAAACCTAAACAATCCAGCATCGCCGATCAGTCCGATAAGCCCAACGAATCCCAACAGCGTGCTGAACCAAGTCACCACTGCGCCCATCATTCCGCCAGAACCTGTAATTGTACAGGACATGACTGCGTTGACAACGACAACAGAAACACCAGCTACTTCGGTAGCCACAGTAAAGAGCGAAACAAGTGGGGGGACATCTGCACCAAGCCCCGCAAGTACTACGACGACGTCGGGTACAGATAAGAAAGACAATATAAAAGCCCCAGAAACACCGAAGGGGAAAGATTTAGTACCAGGTTTTGGCATAGTTATGTCTATGCAGCTTTTGAACGCAGGCTACAATATGCAGCAAGCGCAACTAGAAGAATCAATTAAACTTATACAGGAAGAAGAATATGGACGACAACAAAACATACTCCTTGAATTTATCAGCGCAAATGATACTGGGGATTATATTATCCGTGCTAGTGCCAATAGGTGGCGCAGTATATTACGGGATAACCCTCTTCAACGATTTGACCTCGACGATTGAGGAAGTAAAAAAGATGAGCTCTGTTGAGACTCGCATTATAGTTCTAGAAGATAGATCACGTTCTACTGAGCGTCAGTTAGTTGATGTGATGATGTCTAACAATCGAGCTCTCGAAAAAGCAAATGAAGCTTATGGTCGTGCAATTGAAGCTAACAGTGTTGCTAAAGCTACTCAAGACAAGATCACAGATACAGTAACAAACGTTAAAGACGAAATGAAACAACTACGAAAGGCAATGGTAAACCCATTGAATAATTAATATGCTATCCATCCTCTCCTCGATTCTCGGCTTCGCTACTGCGGGGCTACCATCTATACTAGGCTTCTTCCAACAAAAGGGAGACCAAAAACATGAAAAAGAAATGGCTCAATTACAAATGCAACAACAAATGGCTATGGCTGAGAAAGGTTTTCAATCTCAAGAAAAAATAGCTGCTATTGAATTGGAGAGTACTTATGCTGAAACTTTTGCACAAGAACGTCAGGCTTTATACGAACACGATGCTAAATTGGTTCATGATGCTGCACCATGGGTTAGAACTCTTAATGCCTCTGTCCGTCCTATTGTTGCTTTCACTTTTGTAGGATTACTTGTATTCGTTGACGTAGCTGGATTTATATGGGCAGTTCAATCATCTGGCTTTAGTCGTGAATCTATGGACGTTGTATTTTCTACAGATGAAATGGCTATTGTAGCTTCGATTATTGGATTTTATTTTGGTGCTAGAACTTGGGAAAAGAAATAAGTGAATGTATCAAAAGCTGGCATTGCTCTTATTAAACATCATGAAGGTGTGCGTAATCGTCCCTACCGTTGCCCTGCAAACCTTTATACTGTGGGCGTTGGTCATCTTATCGGGGATGGTAAATCATTGCCTGAATCTTGGAACAGAACTTTTTCACAGGAAGAAATAGATGGAATTCTTAAATCAGACCTCAAACGCTTTGAGCTTGGAGTACATAAGATGCTACCTAACGTGCCTCTTAGACAATATGAGTTTGACGCTCTTGTCAGCTTTTGCTTTAATTTGGGTCTTGGATGCTTTCAGCGTTCAACCATCCGTCAAGCGCTTCTTCGTGGAGATAAAACGCAAGCTATGGAATCGTTAGTGAAATATTGTCGTGCAGGTGGTAAAATACTCAGAGGTCTACAACTTCGTAGATTAGATGAACGTGCACTCTTTGAAGGTAAATAATGCCATTAAGTAAGCTCATATTTAAACCAGGTGTCAACCGAGACCAAACTGATTATTCTTCAGAGGGTGGTTGGTACTCTATGGATAAAGTTCGTTTCCGTTCAGGCTTCCCTGAAAAATATGGTGGCTGGACTGTTAAAACTTTTGAAGCCTATGTAGGTTCTGCACGTAGTATATTTACTTGGACTACCACAGACTCAAGCCGATTGGTAGCAGTAGGTACCAATGAAAAAATTTATGTAAACGCAGCTACATCTTTATATGACATAACGCCTCTTCGTATTACTTATACTACTGCGTCAACACCAAGTTCAGATAATTGTTTCCAAACAACAAACGGTTCAAACTTAGTTGAGATATTAACTATCACAGCAGGTATTGAAGATGGTGAATGGGTAACATTTAGTGGCGTGACTACTGCTATAGGCGGTATCCCTGCAGCTGAATTTAATAACGAATTTCAAATTGATGTGATTGGTGGCACACCTTATATTACGCTTCCAACCACTGCAACATCTACTGCCACATCAACAGGCAATACAGCTATTACAGCGGAGTTCCAAATTAATATTGGAAATTCAATTACTACATTTGGTTATGGTTGGGGTGCTGGAGTTTGGTCTCGTGGTACTTGGGGTTCTGGATCTACGCTTCCTATAGTTTTTTATCCTAGATTAGAGTTTTTTGACAACTTTAATAATGACTTATTATTTAATATTTTTGCCGGTGACCTTTATTACTGGACTTACGATCCTACGTTTACATCTCGTGCTATTTTATTAAAAGATGTAGCAGGTGCCGTTGCAGTTCCTCAACAAGTGACTATTAGTTTATTTGCAGCATCAGGGCATTACGTAGCGCTTGGTTGTACTAATTATGATGCGACAGCAGCAGCTCCTGATTATCTAGGTACTTATGATCCACTACTTATTCGCTTTGCAAACGTAGATCCTGATATTGGTCCAGAACCTGAAGTATGGCAACCAACACTTACTAATACAGCGGGCTTCTTAAGATTACAAGCTGGTTCACGTATTGTAGCGGCAATTAACTCCCGTCAAGAAATGTTAATATGGACTGATACTGCGTTAACTTCTATGCAATTTTTAGGTACACAAGAAGTCTTTGGTCTTCAACAATTATCAGCTAATATTTCAATCGTGGGTTCTAACGCAGTGGTTGGCATTAATAACGTAGTTTACTGGATGGGACGAGATAAGTTCTTCACATACTCAGGCCGTGTAGATGCACTACCTTGTACACTACGTCAATATGTTTTTGGCGACATTAACTATGAACAAGCGCAATTATTCTTTGCGGGCACTAATAATGAATATAACGAAATTATTTGGTTTTATTGTTCAGCTACTTCATCAGAAATTGATCGCTATGTGATTTATAACTACAATGAAAATATTTGGTATTATGGTAATCTAGAAAGAACGGCTTGGGCGGATGCAGGTGATTTAACTAATCCTACGGCGTTTGCTGGTGGTTGGGTTTATAACCACGAAACTGGTACAGACGATGGACAACCAAACGGACTACCTCCACTTCCTATGACTGCATTTATTCAATCTGCTGACGTTGACATTGATGACGGTGATAAATACATGTTAATACGTCGTGTTATCCCAGACGTTAATTTTACTGGGTCTGAAACGACTAATCCTGTAACAGGTGCTACGATAGTTCCAGAAGCTACCATTACGATAGGCGCTAGAAACTTCCCAGGTGCAGCATCAACAACTACAAATGCATCCGGTGTTACAATGGCTAGAGATGTTATTACTTCAACAGCTACAATTAATCAATATACAAACCAAGTATTTATTCGTGCACGTGGTCGTCAAATGAATTTTAGAATCTCGTCTGACACTGTAGGATCACAATGGCAACTAGGCATGCCACGTATTGATGCACGTCCAGACGGAAGAAGAAACTAAAATGTCAGTTACTATATTAAAAACAAAAGCCCCAGCGTTAGCGTTAAGTCCAATTACGTTTTCACAACAACACTTTGACTTATATAGCCAACAACTTCGTGTATATTTTAATACTCTAGATACGGCTAATGGTTTAACAATTCAAGCAGTTGCAGAAATTCTTGCATTAATTGCGGCACAACAAATACAAATAGATGCAAATACAACTTCTATAAATAATCTTAATGTAAATAACTGGCTAAACTTAACAACAGGAATCTTTTAATGGCATACAACAATATAACACCAGTAAAACTAGGACAAGCGGCAATAACTACCGGTTATACTACTATATATACCGTACCTACTAGTACAAGAACCTTTGTAAAAGATTTAGATATTATTAATACAACAGCAGCTGCAATAGGTATTTATGTAAGTTTAGTTCCGAGTGCAGGTACAGCAGGAACTTCTAATGCACTATTTTATAATACTCAGTTACCTGCTAATACAATTGTTCAATGGGCAGGATCTCAAATATTAAATGCGGGCGACACTATTCAAGTTAAAGCTTCTTCAACCGGTTGCACTATTACAGCTAGTGGTGGCGAAGCAGTATGAGCATAGCATATTTTCCAAATTTACCTGTAAATGGGTCTGGTGGGGAATTATCATTTCCTCATATTGCAGCCTCTGATTCAACTGATCAAGTAGCAACAGGTGATGATACACCTACAGTAGTAAATTGGAATACTTTAGATTCTGGATTAGGATGGACTTTAAATGCACCGGGCTCTGCAATTGCAGATTTTTCAGGAGTTTATACTATTCGATACAGTCTTCAATTTGTTAATACGGCTAATGCTATACATGAGGCAGTAGTTTGGTTAAAAGTAAATAGTGCTGATCTTGCTAATTCTACTACAACGTTTAGTATTCCCGCTCGTAAAAGTGCGTTAGTACCTAGTTATGTATGTGGATATTCTGAAGCTACGTTTGAAATAAACTCAGGAGACGAAATTGAATTATATTGGGCAACGGACTTAGCAGGTAATCCTACTACTCCTACAGACGGGGTTTATATTTATCATGATACTGCTCAAACCGTACCTTATGCTAGACCCGCTATTCCATCCGCAATAGGCTCAATTACCTTTGTTTCTAGAACATAACTATGATATTATTAGACTAATTTAAGGACTCTCGATTATGACAACATCCCACACAGCTCAAGGCTTAGCATCTTTAGGTAGACATGGCGACACAATGCTCGTCCATATGAGTCCGCATGAAGTTGCTGGCTTAAATTATCTTGCTAAAAAACAAGGCACTAAACTTACTGTTAACCCAGATACAGGTCTTCCTGAAGCATTTAGTCTAGGTGGATTCTTTAGTTCTTTATTACCTACTTTAGCAGGGATGGCTTTTGCTCCGGCAACAGGCGGTTTTTCTATGGCTCCATTATTAGCAGGTGCTGCAACAGGTGCGGTGATGGCGGGGGTTCAAGGTAAAGATCCGTTAATGGGCGGTTTAATGGGCGGTCTTGGTGGATATGGCGGGGGCCAATTAGGTCCAGCTTTGGGCGCAGCAACACCAGGTGGCTACGTTGCAGGGCAAGTAGTGAAAGGTGCGGCTAATCCGTTGATGGATACTACTGTTAATACTGCGTTAAACCAAGCTGGTACGTCTATGATGACTAATCCTCTTATAACTAACGCTGCAAATAGTATGACTCAGGCTGGTTTAGGCGCAGGTAGTGGTGTAGGATTTATGGATAAAGCTACTCAAAATATTATGAGCGCAGGATCAGGACTAAAAAATATAGCAACAGGTCAACCAGGTGCATATGACGCATTTAAAGCTGCTGGTGGAACACCTATGCAATTAGCTCTGCCAGTAGGTGGCGCTGTATTAGGTGGTTTAGAACCTTCTGATATTTATGGTGAACCTATTAATATGGATGAAGCTAGAAAAAAACAAGCGTATGATCCATACTCATCATTAAATTTAGGCAATGATACAGGTCTTCGTTTAGTTGCTAAAGGTGGTTATATTGATGGTTATGCAGTGGGTGGTACAGTAACTACTGGTGGACTCCGTGATTTATATGGTACAGCAGATAATAATGCTAATCCTCAGTTAAGTCGTGATGGTTACGGTGTAGGCAGATTAGAAAATTTAGCTAGACAACAAGCAATGACTCAAGCTCAAACTACAGGTTATGCTATGGGTGGCCCAGTAAGTTTTGCTGATGGCGGTGATGCTATGAAATTACAAGACGAAATTTCACCTGTTGATCAAGGTATGGGACTTACTTCATTAATGCCTCCAGCAACTACACCTCCAGCTCCAGGTCAAGCGATGCCTACTGGTCAAGTACAAAATGCAGCAGCAGCATTATCAGATACAGCAAGCTCAGATAGTAGTATCATCGCACAAGTTGCTAATAATTTAAGAACTGATCCTAACTATCAACCTAAGAATCCTATTGAAGCTGCAATTGCTAAACAAATTAAAGGCACAGATCAAACACAACAAAGCCAAGGATTAGGTTCAATTGCACCTAGTCAACCTATGGCACCAAGTTTTAATCCGTCCGTAGCTATGGGCCCAACTTATTTTGCTGGTATGAATGCACCTCGTGGTTATGCACATGGGGGTTACTTAGACGGTCAAGGTGATGGCATGTCTGACTCAATACCTGCTACAATAGAAGGTAAACAACCAGCTCGTTTAGCTGATGGTGAATTTGTAGTGCCTGCAGATGTAGTAAGTCATTTAGGTAATGGCTCTTCTAAAGCAGGATCAAAAAGATTATATGCAATGTTAGACAAAGTAAGACACGCTCGAACAGGAAATAAAAAACAAGGTAAAGAAATTAAACCTGAAAAATACATGCCCGCATGATTAAAGTAGAATTAGTAGCGCCTGATTATGTTTATCAGGTCTGGGACGATGTCAAAGATTTTTTAGATGCCTCCATTAAAACTGGAACAGGTACATGCACATTAGACCAACTAAAATTATTATTGGCAAAAAATTATCAAACTCTTATTGTAGGTGTTAACGAAGATAATAAAATTGTAGGGGCTATGGCAGTTGAGATTGTGAACTACCCTAATGCTCGTACTTTATTTATTACAGCACTTGGTGGATTTGGTGTAGTAACTAGTGAGATTTGGCAACAAGTAGAAGACTGGGCAAGATTACAAGGTGTTACAAAAGTAAGCGCATGGTGTGAAGAAGCTCAAGCAAGGTTATATAAACAAAAAGCAGGTTTTGATACTATTAGATTCGTTGTGGAGAAAGATTTATGAAATTATTTAATTTGTTTAATTGGGTTACTAACCTAGTAGAAGCATTTACATTCTATGGTTCTGGTGGCGGATCAGGCGGCGGAGGCTCACAAACTTCTACTTCTTATTCTACTAACTTACCTGAATATGCTAAGCCATACTATGAAGAGTTATTAAAACAAACAGGTAAAAATGTTTATACAACTGACGCTGCAGGTACTGTTACTGGCGTTAAACCGATGCCAACTTATACAGGCGAAAGAGTTGCAGGATTTACTCCAGAACAATTAAAAGTTCAATCTGATGTAGCAGGTATGACAAGACCTGGTGGTTTTGGTGCAGCAACTACTGGATTAGGTATGGGCCAAACTATGGGTTTTGGCGCAGGCGCTGCTGGATTAGGTCAAGCATTCGGTTATACACCTACAGCTATATCTGGTGGCACATTTACACCAGGTGCCGCTGCGTATTATTCTTCTCCGTATCAAACAGCCGTTACAGATATTGCAGTACGTGAAGCAGAAAAACAAAGAGACTTAGCTAAAGCCGCTGGTATGACAGGTGCTATTGGTCGTGGTACATTTGGTGGCGCGCGTCAAGCATTATTACAAGCCGAACAAGGTAGGAACGCTGCACAACAAATAGGGGACATTAGAGCTAAAGGCGCGGAATCTGCATATCTAAATGCACAACAACAATTCCAAGCTGACCAAGCTAGACGCTTACAAGCTGAGCAACTTACTCAACAAGGTCAACAATATGCTGCAGGTCTTGGTAAAGACATCGGTCTTGCGGGTATTACAACTGGTATTGAAGCTTCTGCTAAACAAGCAGCTACAGCTGCGGCACAACAAACTGCTGATTTAGAAAGATTAAAAGCTCAAGCGGCTACTGGCGCTGAAAAACAAGCGTACGACCAAAAAATTAAAGATCTTCAATATCAAACATTTATGGATCAACAGAACTATCAAAAACAACAACTTGAATATCTCAGTAATATTCTTCGTGGTAATGCAGCAGCTTTGGGTTCAACTCAAGTACAATATACACCGCAACCTTCTACTGTATCTCAAATTGGCGGTCTAGGTTTAGCAGGCCTTGGTTTAGCGAAAGCGTTAGGATAAAATATGAATATTGTTAAATTACAAAATGAATTAAAAGGTGTACCTGATGATGCACTTATTGGGTATGTTCAAAATCCTACAGGTACTGTACCTAGCTATTTAGCATTATCAGAGTTACAACGCAGAAAAGAAATGCGTGCAAAATATCAAGCAGCTCAACCAGAAAAGACAACTGTTGCTGAAGATTTAGCAGCACCTCCACAACCACAAGGTATTGCAGCGATGGCACCACAACAAGCTCCAGTAGCGGAACCAGGTGTAGCAGGTCTTCCTGTACCCGATCAAATGTTTAGTGGCCAAGGTATGGCAGCTGGCGGTATTGTTGCGTTTGATAATGGTGGCTATGTTAATCCTAGTTTAATCGGTGGCCCTACACAAGAATCATTACCTTGGTACTCCGGCATCAACGAGTTTTTAAATAGAAATTTTGATTGGTCAGCGACTAATAGAGCTGCTCGTGAAAAAGGTTTAGAGCCTGGCGTAACTAATCCGTTTATTTCTGGTATGCCTAGAACAGACATTATGCAAGAGTATTTAGATATTAGACAAAAAGTAAATACAGGTAAAGGCTCATATCAAGATATTGAACGTATGAAACAAATCGAAAGTCAAGGTGTTCCTCCTGCACAAACTCCTGGTGGTGGCGGTTATGTACCTGGTCAAAAAACTCAAGCAGATATTCAAGCTGATCTTGATAAACAAAGACAATTAGCTAAAGATAAAGAAAACGCTATTAAAAATATTTACGCTCCTAAAGGTGGCACGGCAAAAGAAAGTGCTAAGAGCTTAGCTGACTACGCTAAAGAATTTAGAGACGTTGTAGGCGAAGACCCAATGAAAGCTAAACTCATGGAAAGAATGGAAAAAATGGATGCCGCTTCAGCTAAACAAGCAGAACAAGCTCCGTGGATGGCATTAGCTCAAGCAGGGTTCGGTATTGCAGCAGGTAAGTCTCCATATGCATTACAAAATATTGCAACAGGCGCACTAGAAGGCGTTAAATCTTACGGCGACGCTAAAGATAAAATGGCTGCACTAGAAGAAAAACGATTCAGTCTTATGGCTGATATGGCTAAAGCACAACGTGCTGAACAACTTGCGATTGCGTCTAAAGGTGCTGACAGTCGTGATGCACAACTTGCTCGTGATCAACAAGATAGAATCGCTGATAAGAAGATAGCTAGTGATATGCAAATCCATTTACTTGATAACATATATAACTTAAAAGAAAAAGAAGTTGCTGCTGCGGCTAAAGATCAACCTGATGCTACGGCAAGAGCTACTAAGATTTGGCCTTTAGTTCCTGAGCAACCAGAATACAAAGAAAAAATGAAAGCGTTACTTGAGACACTAGGTCCCGAAGCTTCAACAAAAGGTACTAGAAATTATAATAAGTTTGTTGAAGGTAGACAAGCTATTGAAAACGAAGTCTATAATAATTTAATTAGAAGACCTGGTATGGGCACAACTGGCGCTACATATAACTATGTGCCAGGCAAAGGAATAATGCCACTCTAAAATGCCAAGCGTAAACGTACCAGGCTTTGGAGTTGTAAACTTTCCGGACGATATGTCCGAACAAGATATAAACACAGCTATTGAAAATGATGTTCCGGCCTTTAGACAAAAAAGAGACCTAGAACTTAGACCTGACTTATCATTTGGTGAAGCGGCAAAGCGCGCTGTTATACGTGGTGGTAAACAAGTAAGCACTGCATTCGGAGACATTATCCCAGCAATTGGGGCAAGTGCATTAGGTTTTGATGACTATGCTAAACGCCAAATGGAAGAAGCTGCGGCAACGCAAGAAGAAATTCGAAATAGATTTGCTCCTGAAGTTCAATCCTATAAAGAAGTTACTGGTCCTATGTCTGCGTTGAAGTATGGCGTAGAAACTATTGGTGAACAAATTCCTAATTTAGCAACAGCGTTAATACCAGGTGGTGTAGGTGCCATGCTAGGTCGCCGAGCTGCAGTAGGTGCTGCCGAAGCTGCAGGTCTTGGTACAAAAGAAGCTGCCGAATTATTAGCAAGTCGTCAAGCATTAGGTCAAAACTTAGGTGTCTATCTAGGTTCATACTCTCAAAATGCTCCTGAAGTATTTCAAAACATATACGACACCTCTGGTCAATTAGAACCTGCTGCTGCATTGTTATTTAGTTCTATTAGTGCTGGATTAGATTCTGCGTTCCCTGCAGCGATCATGAATAAATTAACTAAGCCTGCTAAGATTGGCTTGGTAGAAAAAGTATTAGAAAAGTCTGGCATGGAGCCGAGTTTACTTCGTAAGATTACAGCGGCTATACCTGAGTCTATTGCATTAGAAGGTTTAACTGAAGGCGCTCAAGAAGCAATTAGTTTAAAAGCAGAAAACTTTATTAACAAGAATGCTGGATTATTTAACTCCGAAGGCTGGAATCGCATACTAGAATCTAGTATACGTGGCGCGATAGCTGGTGGAGCATTCGGTGCTGCTGCAGCTATCCCTGAAAGACTAAGTGAAAGAGCTCAAGCGCAAGCACAACCTATTCCAACCCCTGAACCTACACCTGAAGCTGATATAGTAGGAATTAAAAGAGAACCTGCTGTGCAGGAGATGAGGACACAAGATGGACTTCCAATCACCAGAACTGGAGAAGTTGACACCGCAGGAATTGGAGAAACTCTTCAAGTACCTGGACGACCCGCTGAGCCAGGACTTCCCGCAGGAACTAGAGAAGATCTCGGAGCTGGAGCTCCTGGGGTTACAACTGATGTTGAGCCAACTGATGGACGAGAAGCGCAACAGCCCGCTGCACTAGAAGCTATATCAGAAGCAGATCAATTAAGAAACCAAGCTGCCGATATTCAAAAAGAACTTGATTCTAGAAGCATGCTTACTGAGACTGAAAAACAGTCAATGCGTAAACAAGTTGAGACACTACAAAAATTAGCTGCTGAATCAGAAGCAAGAAGACTAGATATAGTAAAAGCTCAGGCACCAATTTTAAATTATCAAGGTATTAGAGAGGTATCTAAAGTTCCTGAAAATATTTCTGATGCTCAAATTACTCCTCAAGAAATAGTCAAATCTCAACCTAACCCAGAAACAGTTGTATTACCCGACACAAAAGAAACAGCTGAATCTATTATTGACCATCTTGTCAATGAATTTGGTAACAACATTAGAGCAGCTCAAAATAGAGGCACAATAAAAGTTGTAAATAATGCTGAAGAACTTTCTAAATTAGGCGTAGATGTATCCCCTAATGCTATTGGAGCATACTCAAAAGGCACTTCTTATATTATTGCTAACCGTATAACTAAAGATAATTCAAGGCGCGCATTGTTACATGAAGTAGGAGAGCACCATGGGTTAGAAGGCATGCTTGGTAAAAATATTTATAAACAAGTCTTACGCCAAGTTAAACAACTTAATACTATGGATAAGGTTGTTACGGAAGCCCATAATCATGTTACTCAACAATACCCAGAATTACAAACGGGTTCAGATGCGCATACACGAGAAGTGCTTGCACGTATAGGCGAAGTAGCTCCAGAAAATACATTGTGGAGAAAAGTTGTTGGCGCGGTTAAAACCTTTTTAACTAAGTCTGGATTATATAATCCTAACAAAATGACTACGGCGGATCTTCATGATCTAATTTTACACTCTACTAGAACTGTATTAAAACGCGGTACACCTCAACAAATAACTGCTAAGCCAGAAGTTCAAATGGCTAAAGTAGGCCCTACTACTACAGTTGACCCACAAAATTCTAGCGGTATTATGGATTCTGTAGGTAATACAATTAGAAGCACACCTGTATATAACTCTAGATTAGCACAAGATGTAAGAAATGTTTACTCAACACTTCCGGATAGACTTAGAGCTATTGGCCTTTCATTCTTATCATTGCCCCAACAAGCAGATTTATTTGGCAAAGAACTTCCAGCTCTTAATGACTTATTAGATATTATTAATAAACGTGCCGGTGCATTACAACAATATAGACAACAAGTTGATGATAAAGTATTTAGAGGTTTTGAATTACTTAAAAATTATCCTAAGCCTATGGTAGATAAATTTAACGATGTTGCACATAAATTAACAGCGCTCCGTATTGATCCTAGAAAAGGCAAAGACGAACAAGCTAATTGGGATGACCAATTAATGGCGGCATGGAATAATATACCTAAAGAATTACGTAACTTAGCTTATGAATATTCAGATGCTTTTAGTGAATCTAGAGAGACTATGATTAGACAAGTAGAACTCTTTGCTGGTAAATCTATTGCGGACCAATTAAGAAATAGGTTTGAAAAAGAAAAGATTTCATTCTACTTACCATTAAGACGTAAAGGCAATTACCGATTAGCCTACTTCGATAAAGACGGTGAGCGTGTTGTAATTCATAAAGAATCTCCAGCTGAATTAGCTATTGCAGTTAAAGAAGCTCAAAAAGCTAATGGCCAAGACATAACAACTAGTTTACTCACAAGAGAATTAAACTATAAAGATACGCCTCCATTAGGTTTTGCGAAAAGTATTATTGATTTACTAGATGAAAATATTGACGCAGATATTAATGACCCAGATTCTGTCTTAGCTAAAGAGAATTTAATTAATGAAGTCTATAAGACTTATCTAGATACATTTCCTGATGAATCCTTGCGCCAACAAATGCGTACTCGTGAAGGCATCGAGGGATATATTAAAGATGTTGTAGGCGGATATGCAGATGTAGGATCTAAACTAGCGCATCAAGTTTCTAATCTTGAATACAAACCATTACTTGATAAAGCTATGGCGGATGTTAAAAAGAACGAAGCTGATTATAGATTAACTCATCCAGATTTAAGAGATAGTGCTCCTGTAACTCAAGTTGTTCAAAACTTAATTGATCAAAGAAAGTTCCTTGACAACCCTGTAGCTGACAGTATCTCTTCAAGAGCCAGCTGGTTTAGTTATATGTGGCACATTGCAGGTAACGTATCTTCTGCGGTAGTCAACTTAACTCAAGTTCCTATGGTAGTACTTCCTATGCTTGGCGGTAAATATGGTTGGAGTAAAGCAAGTGCCATGTTAAAAGAAGCATACTCACAATATACAAAAGGCGGCTTAGACGTCAATCGTAAGTTCTTACCTGATTTTACTTTTGGTGCCAATTTAAAACCTGGCGATAAATACTATAACTTATATCACAATGCTGTAAGTCGATCTGCTATTCGTCGTAGTGTAGGATATGAACTCACAGAAATGAGACGTAGAACTACTGAAGAATTTACAGGCACTAGAGCTAAGGTTGAAACTGGTCTAGGCTGGATATTCCAGAATTCTGAAAGAATGAATAGAGAAGTAACATTAATTGCTGCATATAATTTGGCTAAAGAAAATGGTTTATCTGAACAAGCTGCGATTGATGAAGCTATTGATATGACGACTCGTACGCATTCCCATGCACTATCAGAAGCTGGCCCTCGTATGTTTCAGAATGGTCTTGGTAAGGTTGCATTTACGTTTAAGTCTTTTGCTCAAGCACAGATTTATAACATGGCTCGCTTATTCTATCTAGCGTTTAAAGGCGAACAACCTGAAGTGCGTAAACTTGCACAGAAACAATTGACCGGTATTCTAGGTATGACCTATGCATTCTCTGGACTTCAAGGTTTACCGACTTATGGCGCGGCTAATATGTTTGCGTCTACAGTTGCAGCTATGTTCGGTGATGACGATGAACCGTTTGACTTTGACGAAGCAGTTCGAACAGCGGTTGGTGACATCGGCTACAAAGGCCCACTCAATGCGTTAACAAATATCGATATAGCGTCGAGAACAGGTTTCAATGGTATGGTATGGCACGATGATCCAAGACGTTTAGCAGAGGTTGGGTTTGCTCCATACTTTATAGAACACTTCTTTGGCCCTTCATATCAAGCTTTATTTGTGAACCCAGGTAGGGCGATTACGCTTATGAAAGAAGGACAAGTCTATAGAGGCCTTGAAACTGTTACGCCATCATTCGTACGTAATCCTATGAAAGCTTTCCGATTTGCAACTGAAGGAGCTACGACAACTAACGGTGCACCTATTGTTGACGACGTAAGTGCGTACAGTGCATTCATGCAGATCTTTGGATTTAGTAATGCCGAGTTATCAGAAGCTTATGCAAGAGCAGGCTCCATGAAAAAAGCAGAACAAAAAATTGCTTCAAGACGTACTTCGTTACTAGACCTACACTTCTTAGCTAAGTCTAACGGTGATGATGATATGTTAGCGGAAATTAAAGACAAGATTGCAGGATACAATGAATCATACCCAAGTAATAAAATTTCTCCTGATACTTTAGCTAGATCTTATCGCGGTCATATGGAAAGAATTAAAAACTCTGTTGACGGTGTTTATCTTAATAAGAAACTTAGGAATCAAATCATCGAAGAATACGGCGATTAACTATCTAACTCGCCAGGCTCTAACGCCTAAACATCCATCCTTTTCTGTAACATACGCTTTAACAACTACCTTTGCACGTTTGGCACCTGTCTCTATTGCATAAATAATAGGCGAAGGCTTTAAGGTGGGGACAAAGAAACTATCCCCAACACTCATTGCTTCAAACGGAAATACCCATTCAGGTTCTTTAGTGAGACTCACTATCTAATCCTTTTAATAGCACTTCAGGAAGAGTACCTAAGTTGACTTTATAAACCCTTGTAGCTGATTTGCCAAAGTCTTTCCATCCTGCATTCATACGCTTTTTAGTATCTTTATCAGCATCTACGCTAATACCTGATTGTTGCATTTGGAATAAGAATTCTTTACGACTGACTGACATTTCACTTAAGTATTTATCAAACTCAGTTTTAGAAATCCACATTGTGTGCTCATCAATTTCTACACGAATTACAAAAGCAGTACGTGGTTCCATCGTAATCTTATTATCTTTAAATGCTAGAATACCAGTTTGGTTCTTATTAATATAATCTGAAAGCACTGATTCATAATCAATACTATTGACCTTAACTACATTGTCTTTAATAGTAATCATTTCAGTTACAATCTTTTTATAAATTCTGTCAAGATCAAATTGTGTAATACCCGCATCGTTGGTAATTTCACCTGATGTCATAGCAGCTGCAACTAAGTTTTGATAGAAGCGATATGCAGTATCTTCGCCAAAGTCTTTAGAGAACTTAGCGCACCACTTATCAATCATCTTACCAATTTCTAACTCACCTGTTTTATAAATAGCTTTGATAAACTCTGGTCCTGCCCATCCATGATTAAATCTAAATGAGTCAAATATCTCACGACCAAGTGTTGCATCGTCTCTAAATACGTCAGGCTTTCTTACTGATAACTCAATAAGTCTTGCTACCTCACCATTAGGATCTTTCTTCAACGTAGTTAATTTATCGTATAAAGAATGATTTGATGTAAAGATTGCAATCAACGAAGCTGACATCTCGTGCTCACGTTCCGCATTAACTGAAGCTTGCATACGGATCTTAGATTTACCTTGTGATATCTTGTGGATCAGCTGAGACAAGGTCTTAGGTAATATATTACCCACCTCGTCGAGGCCAAATGGAATATTATGTAGACCTAAGTATCGGCCTGTCATACCATTTTCTGTTGCGTCTAACACAGATAAATCTTTTGGGTTACCCCATACACTTAGTGCTGAATATAAAGCACCTGTCTTAGCTGCACCTGATTCACCTGTTAAACAAATAGTCACACCTGATGTAGATGTGTAGTCCATGAGTGCGGAACCAAACCCTGCTAACATTGTGAATGCATGTAGTTCTAAACTTGGTTTATTAAGTTTATTAGCAGCGAGTTTCCAATCTTCGTACTTACCTGCTGGGGCTAAGTGTTTAGCAATACCTCGGCATAATGGTGAAGTTGGAGATGATACATCTTTAAAATCTCTTGTGTATTCAGTGGCTCCAATCACAAATGATTCTCTGTTTGGTGTCCAACCCATTTGCATCCGCATAACGTCTGCGGCTGACTTGTTCATTAAGTATTGTCCCCATTTAATTATATAGTTCATAAGATATCCTACCTCCTTGTTTCCCGGATTAAATAAAACGCCATTACTTGCAATAGCTTCTTTAAACTTCTCAATAGCGTAGACATGCTTAATAGGTAATAAGAACTCTCTTTCAGGGTCGTTTGGTAGCATGGCCTTCATGAGCAGACATTCTCCATCTGCAACACTAAAGATTCGCTTCGTAGGGTAGATATCATAGAGTGAAACTATGATAGGATCTTTGGGGATCGGTACTCCATTCTCATCGTATTCATGCGGTGGTAAATAATATATACCCCCGTTTTTACCGTAGACAAAAGGTTGTAATTCTTGTGGTAACCCATTGAGCTTAGTTGTAACTTTTGTAGTTTGGTTAATTGTTTCTGTTTTAGTTTCTAGTACCGTTTCGCTGACAGGTTGTGACATCTGTAGTTCTTTACCTATAGCTAACGGATTTGTAATCTTGCCCCTAAACGGACACCCTTCGCAACCGCCCGGATTAACGTTGTTAAAGGTATCGCAAGAATGTGGTTTATCTTGTGTAGCTTGGGCCTTTCTATTAGTAGCTTCTCGGTCATAACCTGGATGCTCTTCTGACATCATATGAATCGCGGTGTCACGATCAGAACAATGTTGTGCTATGGATAACCCAGAATACCAAATAGGTTCTTGTAGAGTCTTTGCATTCTCTAAGATAAACTTAATCTGATTACATCCCTTACCTTCTAAAGACTTAATAGCAATATCGGAAAACTTAGTTTGGAAATTATCCAACTTCATCATCTTACGTTGATCTTCACTAAGTCCTGTCTTAGGTAACGTTGCAATTAAATCATCATGCGTTTGTGCAACAGCGCCTAAGAAGGTTTTAAACTCCTCGAATGAGTACATTGGAATATCAGTGCCAAGTACTTTAGTAGGAAGTGGTGGATCTGTTTTTTGATTAAACGTATTTGGGCAACGTAGAATCCTAGCTAAATCTGCTGTCACTACAGGATCTATGTTCAGACCATGTGTTAGGCAAAAGTTTTTAAACTTCTCAGCGTAGGGTTTCCATTCTGCTGCAGGTACGTCTTGGTCAAATAACCAGTATGCGTGAACCCCACCACCTGAATCTATTCTTACCGGAGGAGGTAGATCGTTATCTAATATAAATTTATCGATAGCATCAAGGGCGTCTTCTTTAGACTCATATCCTTTGCCTTCGCCAACATCTAAATCTACAAAGAAAGATTTAACTGCTTTAGCTTCCTCTGCCTTACGACTATAACCATTGAATGAACTAAGTGCTACAAAGATATTAGTCTTTGAGTCCTTCTTAGATTCAACAAATGATTCTAACTCATCTATGTTTTCTACGAATTTGTGCTTAGTGATCTTAGCTATCGGATCGATAGTAGCTACACAATATACGCCTGTAGATGGCAATGCTTTCTTATAAAATTCTTTAATCATATGCAGTGACTTTCTATTTTTTTAGTCAACAGTACTCCTCCGCAATAAATTGCGTTTTTTCAAATACCGCGGAGGAATCCCTATTCTACTACGTTTTTATATCTTGTCGATAACTTTAGAACTGATAAAGTGTTTAGCATCGGTCGACGTTACAGCAGGCAACATGCCCTTGTCAAGACCTTTGTTTACTAACTCTATAAATTTAGTTATCCTTTCATAATTTTTTTCTCTTACATATTGACCTCTGAACCAACTATGTATAGACATTCTTGATACATTGAAGGCCTCAGCTACATAGGTCGTAGGCAAATTTGCTTTTACACAAACCTTACCTAGTTGTACACCTATTCTTGTCGGGTCAGCTTTCTGTAAGCTAATTAAAAATTGTTCGCTATAAGGACGTGCCATGTTATCTCCTTATGATTTAGCAGACCATTTGTTGATGATACTACTTACATCAGCTTTAGGTGCCTGCGGTTGTTGGACAGATGATTCTCTTAATACAGGTTCTGATAATACGTCTGCTTGTGGTGCAGCTTGTGTAGGTGCCGGTTGTGTTGGCGCTACATTAGGAACCACTGGCGTAGCTAACATATCTTCTTCTTCCTTCTCTTGGTAGATAGAAAGTTTGACATAGTTCTGAGCTTCTTCTGAATTAGCTAATTCGTTTAATGCAGGAATTGCTTCGAGAGGCACAGGTGCGCTTGGTGCAAATAATAACTTCTGATACGTTGCCGCAGGATCAAAGTACATCTTAGTCACAGCAGCGTTATTATTAATACCACTTGCAGCTAGATATCTAATATACGTTTGGAACGGGCGACCACCATTAACTTCATCACCAAAACATGACTTAGGTGAAAGAATTAATTGAATCAATTCCTTAGGTTTAGCCGGTGTAACTACCGCAGTTCTCCATGTAAGCTTACATTGTTGTGCAGCACCTTTAATACTATGCGGACATTGATTACATGCCGGAGCTTGTTTATTCTTAACATCAGCATCAGGTGTTCTAGCATCACTTGCCCAGCAAATAATCTTAGCTTTTTTACCAGGAGTATAAGTACTATCATATAAAGTTCTGCATGGTGTATGCGCCATCTTTACAAAGATAATATCCATCTCACCATTTACAGGCGATGATGCTACCTCGTTACCATTCACAAGCATTGTGAACTTACGGCCTTCTGTTGAAATCTTTCTACTATTAGCACGACCCGCAACAGCCAATGTATCTTGGTTAAGGCCATTAGGTGACGCTAATGAATTTTGTTGCAACTGACTAATTAAATCTGTACTCATATACTTCTCCTTATTTACTTGTTGGTTTTCTTACAACTACACTAAATTCTCTTATCGAACTAATACCTGGTGGTAAACCTTGGCCTTCATGGTTTGCCATATGCTCTGCAAAGTTACCATTGTGAATACGTTGTTGCAGTAATTCAAGAGCATTATTTTCTAAAACATATTGCTTAAATTCATCCCAGTTATTGCAAGAGAATTGTTCTTTAACTGTTCTTGTGATAGTGCCCATATTAGTACGCACACTTTCTACATTTAAAGCATTACATTCATCTAGCATAACTTGTTCTAACTGACTTAATTCAGAACCAAGTTCAGTATCTTTTGTCTTGTATTGTCTGTACAAGTTTTCCCTAGCTGTTCTAATGGCAATATAAGCTTTTACCATTTCGTCTAGCTTTGGACTTTCATGTACTTGCGGTTCTAATTCTTCACTCATGCGCCTAACTCCTCTCGATATAAATCAACTAATTTTGTATGTAAATCTACTTTGCCTTGTAACATGGCATACATCTTTCTTTCTACTTCTGATCCTTGTAAATGTACTACAGTCATTTTGTTTATTTGTCCTACACGGTCCATCCGTGCAATACATTGTAAATACGTTTCAACGGACATCACTGGAGACCAAAATACAACTGTGTTAGCTGCGGTTAAAGTTACGCCATGAGACGCGGATTGAGGTTGGATGACTAATACTCTTGGCTCTTCCATTGTTTGAAATTGGTTTATTATAGTAGCACGTTGTGTAGCTGATACGTCGCCTTGAATAATCTTATTAGTAATACCTTTATCTTCTAGATGTCTAGCCACTAATTCAATCGTATGTCTATAAGGAACAAAGATAATGACTTTATGTTCTGTCTCATCTATAACTTCCATCAACGCATTAAGACGTGGTTGAACATCAAACTCTAATACTTCTTTAGTATCCGTATATACAGCACCACCTGATATTTGTAGTAGTTTATTTAAACCTGCTGCAGCGTTGACTGCACTAATCTGTGCACCGGCAGCTTCAATCATCATTTGTTCTTTCAGCATTTTGTAATACTTCTGAACTTGCGGCGTGAGTGGGATCTCACGAGTTGTATAAAGTACGTCAGGTAAATCTAAACAATCTGCTTTAGCAAAACGAATAGCGGGTTGTAACGCTTTGAATACTTCGTTCTTAGCATTAGGTTTAGGAACCCATTTAAACCTTGTTACTTGATACATAACTTTGTCACGCCAAGCCATAGCAAATTTAGGTACGTTCTGCGGACAAACAAGTCTGGCCAATCCATACGCATCGACAGGAGATTGAGACGCAGGTGTACCTGTCATCATCCATAGTCTTGTCTCGGGTTTAAGTAATTTAGCTAGAGTCTTCCAGCGCGTAGTGGATGGACTCTTGTACGCATTAGCTTCGTCAATCACGATTAAATCAAATCCGCCTTTTATAATATCGTCTTTAACAATAGCAACACCGTCGTAATTAATAATTACAAATTCATATGGACCTTCTATAACCTTAGTTCTTTTAGCTGCAGGACCATGTGCTACTGAAACAGATCTATGCATAGCCGTATTTAAAATATCAGCTTGCCATGCGGAATACATAATAGATAAAGGACATATCACAAGAACTCTTTTAATTATCTTTTGCGTCATTAGATAATCAGCTGCCCAGATGACTGAAGAAGTTTTACCTGTACCCGCTTCGTTAAAACAGAATGCTCTGTGATTGATACTTAGAAATTCAGAAGTTACACGTTGATGATCAAAAGGTTTGTATAAACCTGGGTAGTTATAATCTCGTTTAATTGGTGAAGGTAAATTGTTTCGGAAAGAAACAATCTGGTTGAGCCTAGTCATCTCTGGAACGTCCCAGTATATAACCATCTCAGCTAAGTTACCATTGCGTTCTACTACTTCAGACTTTGCAATGTTATCTGTAATATGCGGAACGATGTGCTCCGGTACAGTAATCTTTAGTGCAGTGTTTTGTATGATTTCCATTCTAGTATATTAACAGGTTCTAGAATGATGTCAAGTATTAATTTACTATTTCTTAGTAACTTTTTTTCGTTCTCTTTTACTTGCTTCGGACACTAAATTGTGTTTGGAATCTCTTTTAAATGATCGGTTCTTTTTTGCATCTTGGATGAAGTATCCATCCTTGTTTGAACCGCCTTTGTCAAGAGCTTTTTTGTGAGATACATCTTTACCTTCTCTGATTTCTGCTGTATGGTCTTTGTCTTTCGGACTGTCAAAGTGTTTCTTATCAATTGCACGGCGTGCACGTTGACGCTCCATCCGCTTCTTATGTTCTAACGGGGAGTCTTTATAGATAGGTCTGGGTTTATTGACGAAGGGCATGCGGGTATTATATCACCCATTGTTAAAATCACAAGACTTGACAGGGCAGAACCTGCATAGTGGCGTATAATTAGGCGGCCAACTATTTGTTTCATAAGAATTATTTAATCTTTCAAGTGGGCCTTTAAACTTTTCCCATGACTTGTCAATATCTTTTCTGTCGTATTCTTCTGTAATAAATGAATTGTGCATCACAAACAATAAACCCGCTTTAATTTTATTAACCTGTGGGAAGTGGGCAAAGGTCATAAGGGACATAAGTCTTAATTGTTTTGGGTCGGGATACTTATTACTGCCTGTTTTATAATCAACAATAAAAGCATAGTCTCCATCCACAATAAGTAAGTCAACGATTCCGCGAACCCAACGATTTGGATCTCCGAAACTGCACACCGTTTTATCTTTAAGTAATGCCATTTCATACTCTGCATACTTCGTGCCAGGAATTGCGATTAAGCTATCAGCTGCAGATTTAAACCTAAGGTAATTGGTTGCAAGTTCTTTACCATCTTTAACATAGTCTTCCAAAGCTTTATGGACTTCTGTTCCATATTTCATTTGCTCCGAAGGAATAATTTCATAGTTCTGTGCTACTTTAATTTCATAGTATTGCTTGGGGCAATTTTGATATTGCTTTAACGATGAAAACGACCATGTAAAGTCAGCCATTAGTCTTCTTTCTTTTGGACTTCGCCTGTTGATTTATTAAGTTCGTACTCGGGTAATACTTCTTTTTTCTTTCTAAAGATTAAGTCAAAGTTCTTTTCAAACTGTTCATTGTTAGGTTTAGACTGCATCCAGTCTCCTGTAACATCATTTCGTGCTGTCTTTTTCATTCCATTTCTCCGCTAATATAATTACATAGATAACCCACCAAATCCAATGAGCCTCAAATCTATATAAACTAAATGCTACAAGTAATTCTAACATTAATTCTTCTTTTTCTTATCAAAATATACATCCCAATGTTCGCCATTAAATTTTACATAGTGTAAGAATACTTGAGCATATTCGTCGCCTTCAAATTTTTCACGCCAATGTTCTGAGATCATACCTAGATATACTACAGCTTGACCAGGTTCTAAATCATAAGATATTGTTTCACCGTCAGGTTTAGTAAACCATATAGGCCACTTAGATCCATCACTACCTAGATGTAACGTAACACTTACTTCACATGCAGGACGGTCTCTATGTTTCTTTAGCTCCTCACCATTAGCATATATCCTTGCATACGAATAAGTAGGTAACATTAACTCTTGCAGGAGTTCGTTCATGACGGGAAGTCTTGCTAATAATAAATGAATAAACCATTTGTAATCATACATTGCTAAAGATAATGGGCACTGTGGGTCTTTAGAAAATAACTCTGGAGTCTCTACTGACGCTTTCTTAAATTGATCATAAAAGAATTTAGCTTCATCAGGTGAAATAAAGTTATTAACTACTAAATAATTATTCTCTAAGAGCTGTTCTCTTGGAGACTTTTGTACTTCTTCTACTAGTTTTTCTTCTGCCATGATATTTTCCTTATTTAAAATATGGTCCTACTAACCATGTTATTACTGTAAATCTTTGTCCTTTTGTTACAGGCTCTACGCCATGAAGCATGAATGAAGGGAATATAATAATGTCACCTTTTTCTTGAGGAGGATATATTTTATTATGTCCGGTTTGAATAAAGAATTTACCACCTTCAAAGTCATCATTAAGGATAGCTAAACAACTAATCTTTCTAGTCTCGTCATTCGGTATATGAAAGGTATCTACATGAGCTTCATATTTACCCTTGATGTCATACATTAAAAACTCAGCTTGATTAGAATGAGTTACATGATACTTCCAATATTGATGATTGACATTTAGACCTACGGAAGTAAGCGTTGCACCAATGCCCGCATGTAAAGGGAGGGGTAATCTTAATACATTTCTAATATCTAAATTAATATTTTTTTCAGAGTCTTTCCCTTGTCCAATAAATGGCTGTTCTTTTTCTACTTCGGGTTTGGAATATTCTTCAATTAGTTTTTCACAAAAGGCGTCTGATACTGCTTTCCGCATAACATAACAAACATCTAACTCACCTTGGTTTGTTGCTTGGTATTCTATTTCTGTATTGGTTTCCATTTTATTTTCCTACGTAAGTTTTTAATATCCAGTTTGCAAATTTAATAAGTTCTTCCGGTGATGCATTACCTTTCATTGTATTAGCTTGGTGACTAATAACTTGAATATTTCCTTTTGTGTATCCTTTAGTATTGTCTATCCTATCTATAGACGGAGAATTATTGTGTGGCCCTGATCGTACATCTACGCATATATGTTTACTAATCGGTATATCTAATATAGGGCAGCTAACAGGAATCTCAACATCTACAGCTTCTATATTAAATTCTAATCCGCGTTTAACTGCTCTTTGTCTAGCGCCATTCATCAATACTCTATGAGGGTACTTTAGTCTCCATGCTTTAACCCTTGCATAAATTTTCTCTTTATTCTTCTCTCTATACGCTTTTTTACTAGGATGCTCCATAACTTGCTCCATGATTAGCTTCACACGCTACGGGTAGCCCTGTTGCCCAGATAGGAGGAGTTGACATAGTGGACGTTATGAAGGAGAGAGCTTCTTCCACTTCTGTCTCAGGAACAACATTGACTACCGCATCGTGAACAGTAAGCACAGGTCGATACTTCTTATTAATTTCTATCATCTGTTCTCCTACAATAATACGAGCTAACGCTTGTACCACATTCTCGACTACAGATCCGCCCCAAATTGATATCATGCCACGTCTTGACTTATATACAAATTTAGATTTGGCTTCTGATACATCCCATGTAAGTCCAGGATAGTATATGTATAATCCGTTTGGTAGTTGTATACCTTTTGGGGTTACAAGTAAAGCATTATGGGCATCTAAGTAATAAGGCTTTTTATCTTTAGGCCAGTTAGCCATGGTCTGCAATGCTTCATCACAAGTTTTCCATAAGTCAATTACCTTGTTATTAACCTCGCGATAAACACCTACAAGACGCTTGCATTCTTGTTCATCCATAACAACACCAGCTGAAATCTTTAATGTCTGTTGTAGTTTAGCTGATCCTGTACCATAGCCTAGCCCTAGAATACAAGTCTTACCTACAGCACGCTCGGTCTTATCATTCTTTGTAATTTGTTTGTTATAAACTTTAGAAGCAAACTCTGAATATACATCTCGACCTTCTTCATACCACTTAACAATATCGTTCTGCCCGGCTAACCAAACTAATACCCTGGCTTCAATCTGAGAGGAGTCACAGTTAATAACTTGATATCCTTCAGGGGCAACGATTGCATTCTTTAATGCTTTCTTTTTCTTGTCTCGTGCGGGTAAGTTTTGGAAGTTTACCTTGTCTGATCCTGCCCATCGTCCTGTATGAGCGCCATAGTATTTCAACGGGATAGGTAGTTTGCCTTTGTTACGCGCACCAATACCTAGGAATCTTTCAATACGCGACTCTTCTATAGTTGATTTAGTACCCAACCTAACGCGGCAAAGTTCTTGAATGTAAGGATCTTCGTGTTCACATAAATCTAGAAAGCCTTGGTCGCCCTTAGCCAAAGCAAACGTATCCTTGCCTGTCGCAGGACTTATCTTAAGTGGGACTATGACACCAAGTTCTTGAAGGATCTCGGCAAACTGTTTATTACTCGCTAACTTTCCTCGAACGCATTCTTCTGTATCACATTCTAATCTTGTCATCAACCCTTTTAAAAGCTCTGACTTTTCTGCCTGTACTTCTTCTAACCTAGCTTGTAATAAGGCGTCGTCGACTTCTAAGACTGGCTCTGTATACATGCGTAATGTTAAATCGATTAGCTTGATTTCTGACTCTGGAAACTCAGGGGCTAAGACTTGAAATAGTTTGTATGTAAGATCTACGTCGTTCTTACAGTATGAACCG